GGTCCGGGAGGTGCTCCTAATCCCCCACCTAATCCACCTGGTGCCGCTCCTCCACCTGGTGGAGTTATGAATGGACTTTCTCCTGGTACTGGTTGATCAATCTGAGTCACCTCATCAATCTCATCGCCAGGTCCAAGAGCCCTTAGCTCATGAAGATCATATTGTGCTAGAGAGGCTAGTTCTTTGATTCGAATTGCATCTTGAATATCTTCGTAGCGAATCTTTCTCTGCTCTTCTTCGTATTCAAGACCAAGGCTTCTATATAGCGTTTGCAATGAAGCGCGCTTAGCCACACCTTCGCCGGTTGTAAGCTGAACCATCTGATTGATGTAACTATCCATATCAAACAATGACATGTGATTCCAATCAATCTCTGGAACAATAAGAGTCTTCTCTCCGTCAATTAGGTCATAAAAGTCCTGGATTTGTGCAATTGGAGCGAAGATTTTTCTCTTCAACCAACTAGACATCATTTGACGGAATTGCATGTATCTCTGTCGCAACACATCCAAAGCAACAGATCCTGTTGCATAAGTGGTATCACTGCCATCCATAATAACCGATGGAACCATCAAGCCAATATAGATCTCTTTGATAAGCTGAGTCACGTCAGCCGAAGTATCATAAATACCCTGGCCATATCCAATACGATCAACGGTTACGGCATCATGGGTGAAAATCTTGAAGTCCCTATCGTATTGAGCTTGCTCGAATACGTGTCTCCAGTTCTCAAGATCAACTGGGCTTGGACGGAATTCCTGGTTTCCAATCTTAACCAATGTCAATGGATTGACCATGTTATCTGCTTGTGCATACTTAGATTCGCGCAATTTGTCCCACAACATAAGAGCTCGGAAACACGAAACAATAAGGCCCGTTCCACGAATTTCGTATGGGGAAATTCTTCTAGCCATATGATGCACATAGAAGTTGTTTAGGGGGATTTGCTCATTCTTTCGTACATGCTCAATGATCGAAGGGTCCAGCTGCTTGCGCTGTTGTAGATCTGATGGTTGATTACCAAAAACTACTCGTCTAAGATTCTCATCTGGGCGCATACTAATGATTGGCTCTGCCGCAATTACGCTACGCTGTACGTTGACATAATCCGGATTGAGAATCATCAGGCGGCTCCAACTTCCCTTGCTCTCGTCTAACTCGCAATAAGTAAAGGCCTCACCAAGAATCCAAAATTCTTGGGCTGCCATACAGGCAATATTCATTAGATCAATTTCCTCCGACATTTGGGAGAAGAACTTCTCTACCTTCGGATTCTTTGATTTGATATTCAACTTAGCAATTGGATAAGTTGAGTGTAATGTAATTGCAAAAAAGCTGCGGCTCCAAGCATTGATAGTTGGACGGTCTCTTGGTAAGTTGAGGTTCGAGTTCAACCATAGAGGAGAGTAGACTTCGGGAACTTGCCTTACAGAATCGTTAGAGCCACGCCAGCCCCCACCAGCAGAAGAGGCAACATTGCCGACCCCACTGGCCATTTTATACATACCCTTGCCATTGTGAGTAACTACACCTAAACTAGTTTGAGCATTCCGAACTTCGCTGCGGCCACTCCTAGAAGATGAGAAACCAGACCCTTGCTCTCTCAGCTCTCCAGCATCAATCTGCATTTCCATAATATCTCGGCGTTGATCACTAACGCCACGAGCCATTCGATTGGAAACCTCAGGAATACTAGAGAGAGCTATATTTTTGGCCATTAAGCTTTCAGAACGAGAAGCTATCTTAGCATTCCTTTCAATAAGGTCTTGCGCACGTGTTTTGGTATTATTAATATCCATCATTATCCTCTATATCACTACACGGCCAGTACTTATCCACGGCCACCAAACATCTTAGGAATATACCCAACAACTGCCTGGATTGGACGTGCGCTTGTAGCTAGTTCGTATTTCATATATTGTGGATTGCTAATCGTGAATCCCTGGGTTACATCGAATTTCCAAGCCAAATAGGCATTCAATAGCGCCATCAAACCGTCGTTAGCTACAGACCCTTTTACATACTTTTTTAAAGGCTCCCCTGACTTATCCCTAGTAACTTTAATCTCCATACTTGCGCAATGTTCGATTAGCCATTCGATTCGGTCTAAGCTCCCACCTGGAAACTTGATACGGCCTTCTTTCAAAAGCCCAAGCAACTCTGAAATATAATAGTCTTTTTCGAATACAACTGTCTTTGGCCACTCATCATTTGAATATTTTATGCGTCCATTTACCTTATGCGAAGAACGAGATGCCAAAAACTTCTCATCATAAATTAGTTGCAATTTATGTGTCAAGTCATATGCATCACCAATGTCGCCGATGGATAATGTCATATTGTAGCGCCTAAACATTTCCTCAACTGTATTCATCTTCGTCTCTGGATCTGGTCTAAGCAACCGAGTGGCAAATTCAACATTGAATACATTTCCAGAGGCAGTTAAAATAACAGCACAACTATAGGAACCTTTACGTCCTCGCCCAGACATCTGTTCAAGCGCTCCTCTCTGGCCCCAGTCGAATCCTGCATAAACTCGACGACCTTCATCAGGATAAATATACTTGACCATCTTGCGACCCTTATCGATGCACTTATCGCGAATCTCTTGGGACGTAATTGTTCCGCCTTCGCCGTCGTAGAATTCACCAAGAACTTCGTTCATGTAAACGCGCTCGGTATTAATTGGACTACGCTCTGGCTTTGCTTTCTCTATGGTCTCTTTGGTAAAATTTGGAATGTATAATTGATTGATGTGATAGCCAACAAAATCACACTTCTCAGGATCGTTGATTGGAATCCATCGGCCACGTTCCTGAGCTTCAAGCTTATCTTGTTCGCAATGACACTCAGTACATCGAACAATCAAGCCATAGAGCCATACCTCTTCCCAGTTCACACCAGGATGATATAGAGGAAAATATTTTCCACATCTTTCACAGCGCAAATGAAAGTAATTCTGTGAAGAATTCTGCCACATATTCCAATAAGATCCGCCTTTGGTCTTGGGCGTTCCATAATATACTTGAACACCTTCACCAGCCATTCCGTATCTGGATTGCGCTAGAATCTTTGTAGCTGCACCGATAGCAGCGTCGGACATGTCTTGTACCTCATCAAAGAAAGTACCATCACAAGTACGACCACGAATTCTATCGCCGTCGATACCGGTCGATTCAATCCAAATCTGATTTCCAAACATGAATTTTTTGAAATGCATGTTGTTATTAGTCGGACTAGACAAATCCAAACGCGCTTCCATGTATGACTTCAGAATGCCATTGCTCTTCATCATTCCTGGAACTGGAGCCGCGTGACCAATGATTGGATCAAGTTTATCTTTTGTATACGCTGCCGCTAAAGATAACGTCGGGAACAAATGCATCATGCGCATTGGTGGACGTTCGTTAGTACCAAACAATCCACAGGCACTGAAGTAACACTCAAGAGCTGCCGCCATCGTCGTCGCCCCCACCTGCCGTCCTTTCACAAGAACAATGGGTTTTGAGTTTGGCTCAATAGCTTTGAGTGCTATGTATCTGTAAATGTCGGCGAATGGCTTATAGCCAGTACCTTCTAATTGTAACGGCTTACCATCAACAGTTAAATATTTTGCACAAAAATATACCGGATCAAGACTTAGAATTCCGTCACGAAGTTTATAAAATAACTCATTAAATCCTATTTCTGCAGATTTCATTTATACCTATCTATATAACACATATATGAAAATACAGATAAATGTATAGAATTACAATTACAGATGGCCTTTATCTGGCTCTAATAGGGTAAACGGATCCTTGTTTGAGTCTTTGTCCCCTGAATAATCAACGTGAGTACCCACACCACGTCCAATGTGAGATGGGACATCATTCCTAGCAACGCCCTTATTAATGAGTCTTCCGTTGATCCAATCTAGCAACTCCCTGTCTGAGAAAATTCGATGGTCAACCCCGTCTCTACTAAAGGTTTCAATCAATGAATGGAGAATGGCTGGCATCTGAATGCCAATATTTGTCTCTATTACGTTATTGAGAAAGTGCTCAATAGCCGGATTTTCTACGAGTAAATCTGGTTTCTCGGCATCATCTGCCTCAGAGATTAATTTTTTTTTTCCAGGGTTAGCCTGTAGTTCCTCTTCGGTCATATCGCGAGCTTCGCCATAATCAAGATTCCTTCGGAAGGCATCAATGGCATCGTCCTTATCACCATCGTCTTCGTCCTCCTCTTCTTCCTCGTCTTCATCTTCCTCGTCCTCATCATCATCCTCTTCGTCTTTGTCCTCTTCTTCCTCATCTTCGTCTTCGTCATCTTCGGAAGCTTTGGCAATT